CAGAAGGCGATCGCCGCCGCGCAGACGCGCACGGAGCACTCGGCTGAGAGCACCGGCGACGATCACCGGAAGGCGTTCCGGCAGTTCATCCGCAAGGGTGACGCCGTGGCGCTCGAAGGCATCAAGGGCGCTCGCGTCAGCGATGACACCACTGGCGGCTATTTGGTGCCGGCGGCGGTCGTCGGGCCGATTGTGCAGCGCATCTTCGACTCCTCGCCCGTGCGTCAGGTCGCGCGCATCCAAGCGATCACCGGCAACGCCATCGAAGGCGCGGTCGATTACGGCCAGTTGTCGGTCTCGTGGCTCGACGAAGTGACGGCCAGCAGCGATCCCACCACGCCCTCGCTGAAGAAGTATCGCGTCGAGGTCAACAACCAGCGCAGCTCGCCTCGCATCTCTCCTGTTCTTCTCGAAGATGCCGCGGTCGACATCGAAGCCTGGATCGGCGAGAAGATCGCCCGTGACTTCGCGCTTAGCGAGAACACCGCCTTCGTGGCTGGATCGGGTGTCGCGCAGCCTCGCGGCTTCACGACCTACACCACGGCGGCAACGGCTGACAGCTCGCGCGCCTGGGGTCAGTTGGAGCACGTCAAAACCGGCACGGCTGGCGGTTTCGGCAGCAACGCCAACGGCATCGACAAGCTGACCGACGTCGCGTACAAGGTCAAGGCTGGCTATCGGCAGAACTCGGTCTGGATGATGTCCAAGGCCACCCTGGCGACGGCTCGCCAGATCAAGACCAGCAACGGCGACTACATCTGGCAACCCAGCGCTCAGGCCGGCACGCCGGCGACGCTGCTTGGCTACGCGGTGGTCGAGGCCGAGGACATGCCGACGATCGCCACGGACAGCCTGTCGGTGGCGTTTGGCGACTTCCGCGCTGGCTACATGGTGGTCGATCGCATCGGCCTCAGCGTGCTGCGCGATCCCTACAGCAACAATCCCTACACCACGTTCCACGCGGTGCGTCGTGTTGGCGGCGGTGTGGTGGATTTCGATTCCATCAAGTTCCTCAAGTTCTCGTCGTAACGCAAATTAAGTAGCAGGAGAAAAGATCATGCTTCGCGATTCACTCAACGACCTGAAAGTGACCAGCGCCTTCAACTACGCCGCTCGGACGGCGTCGGCGAATGGCACCAACATCATCGACATGCAGGGCTTCGGTGCGTGTTCCTTCGTGGTGCAACTCGCCACGGTGACCACGGCTGACAGCTCGAACCTGTTCACGTTCACCATCACGCACGGCGACGACTCGACGCTGAGCGATGCCGCCACCGTGACGGCGGCGCTCGGTCTGCTCGGCAGCAACCTCGTGATCAACGATGCGGCCACGCAGAGCAACATGCGCGGCATCATGGGCTACGTCGGCGGCAAGCGCTACGTGCGCCTGGTGGCGACCGAAACCGGCATCGCGTCGGCGGCGTTCTCGGCTGATGCCATCCAGACGATGGGCGCGACGCAGCCGTCCGGCGACTCGGCGTTCGCCTAACTCGACCAGAGACGCGCTGGGGCTATCTCTGGCGCGTCTCTTCATCTTGGGTGTTGTCGATATGATTGTCGAAATGTTGCGGGACGTGGTGCTGTCCGATCGCGTGTTGCGCGTCGGCGCTGTCGACGTGCCTGACCCGCTCGCAGCGGCGTTGATCTATCAGGGCGTTTCTCGAGCGCTGGCCTCGCCGGTCATCGCGGCGGTCGTGCCGCCAGAAGTGAAGGGCAAACGACGTGTGGCAGTCCCAGCCCGTTAGCACGCTGATCACGGCGCCGTCGGTCGAGCCGTTGACGCTCGCCGAGGCCAAGGTGTATCTGCGCGTCGATTCGACGTCCGAGAACAGCCTGATGACCGGCATGATCGTGGCGGCTCGGCAATACGTGGAGACGTACACCCGTCGCGCGTTGACGACGCAGACCTGGGACTTCCGCTACGCCGCGCTGATGGAGACGCGCCGGCCGTTGATCGTGCCGCGCGCACCCTTGCAATCGGTGACCTCGGTCACCTATCTCGACGACGACGGCGCGACGCAGACGTTCAGCAGCGCCGACTATACCGTCCGCGTGTTTGCCGGCCCGACCGCGGGTCGTGGCTACGTCGAGCTGGACGAGGACATCTCTCTGCCGTCGCTGTTTACGGACGCCTTGCTGCCGGTGACGGTGCGCGCGGTCTGTGGCTATGGCGCGGCGGCGGCGGTGCCGGACGGCCTGAAGATGGCGATGTATCTGCTGCTTGGCGACCTCTACGAACAGCGCCAGGAGACGATGACCTCGACGTCGTCCAGCACGAAGACCACGACCGAGCGGCTGATGGCACCGTATCGGCTGCTCGAGGTGCCATGATCATTGGATCACTGCGACGCGAGATTGCCGTCGAGAACCCGACGCGGACGGCCGACGGCGAAGGTGGCTTCACAGACACCTATGCCGCGGCATCGCCGTCGCCGGTCTGGTCGCGTTTGGAACCGGCCACGCCGCGCAACGTCGAGCGCCTGGTCGGCAACACGATCGACGCGCCGATCACCCACATCGTCACCATGCGGTACCACGCCAGCGTCTCGGCGATTACGCGGCTGACCTACGGCTCGCGGTATCTGTTCGTGCGTGGTCTGCAGAACGTGGACGAGCGGAATGAAGTGCTGCATCTGGCCTGCGAGGAGCTGGCGTGAGCTTCTCCTGGAACGGTCTGACGAGTTTTCGGGCGCAGTTGTCGGCGATGCCTGGGGCGTTGGCTGATGCGGCGGTGCCGATCCTCCAGAGCACCGCGGATCAGGCCGCAGAGACGATTCGCCAGCAGTATCCGGTGGTCACGGGCAACCTGCGGCGTGGCGTCAAGGTGCGCGGTCTGAAGCGCGAGGGCGCAGCGGTCTCGATTGTAGTCGCGAGCACGGCGCCACACGCGCATTTGTACGAATATGGCACGGTGCTGCGAGCGAATCTGAAGGGGTCGAATCGCGGCACGATGCCGGCGAAGCCGGTGATCTCGGCGGTCGCGCCCAGATTCAGGCGCGCGATGGATGGGGAACTGATCGACATGCTCGAGCGGAAAGCGCGAGAGGCGGTGTCGTGAGTTCGCCACTCGCCGCTGCCGTGATCGCCAAGTTGGCGAATGACGCCACCTTGACCTCGCTCGCGCCTGGCGGCGTGTTCCGCGACGTCGCGCCGCAGGACACGACCGGCCCCTATATGATCGTCACGCAGATGGCGCACGAAGACGTCTACCAGCAGGTCAAGGCGCTCGGGTTCGAGTCGGCCCTGTATCTGGTCAAGGCTGTGCAGTCGTCGACCTCGGCCTCCGGTGCGATGGCGGCGGCAGCTCGAGCGCATGTCCTGCTGCAGAGCGCGAACCTGACCATCTCGGGATTTAACTGCATGGACGTGCGCCGCGAAGAGCGAGTCGAATACGTCGAGATCGACAATGAAGGCGATCGACGGTTCCAGCACCGCGGCGGCATGTATCGCGTCGAGGCGTCACCCGCATGATGCCCCAGAAGTTCCTGGTCGTGCATCCAGGCGCGCAATTCTCAACGCACGATGTCCATGTCGCGCTAGTCGAGGGTCTGCGCGCGCGCGGCTGCGCGGTGGCCGAGTTCAGGCTGGACGGACGCATCGAGCGGCAGCATCAGTTCCTTCACTTCTTGTGGCGCCGCGAGAAGAAAGCCCGACCCGACACGCACTGGCCGAAGCCGACCGCCGCCGACGTGCTGTATCAAGCCAGCGCCGGCCTGGTCGAGCGCGCGCTGCAGCGGAATTGCACCGATGTGATCGTCGTCAGCGCGATGTTCCTGCAGCCAGAACGGATCGCGCTCTGCCGGCGAGCCGGTCTGCGGGTGTGGCTGCTCTGCACCGAAAGCCCGTATGACCTCGAGCAGGAAATGCGGATCGCTGGCCTCTGTAACGGCTGCTGGACGAACGAGCGCACCTCGGTGCCGGCGCTGCAGGCGATGACGCCGACCGCGTATCTGCCGCACGGATGGCGACCTGGTGTGCATGATCAGGTGTCCAACGCGACGCCAGACATCGACGTGCTGTTCGTCGGCAGTCTCTTTAATGAGCGCCGGCGCTGGATCGAAGCCGTTGACTGGACGGGCATCGACCTGGCGATCTATGGCACGACCGAGATGCTGGGGTCGCGCTCGAGCTTGCAGGCCCATGTGCGCGGTCATATGGTGAGTAACGTCGACGTGGTCGCGCTGATGCAGCGATCGCGGATCGTGCTCAACCTGTTCCGGGGCAGTCCTGGCGTCATTGCGGAGTCACTCAATCCGCGATGTTACGAGGCCACCGCTGCTGGTGCGTGCCTGGTCTCGGATGCGCGTCCTGAACTGACCGAGGTGTTCGGCGACAGTGTGCCGATCATCACGCCTGAGACGACCTCGTCGGTGCTTCGCGAGCTTCTGGCTGATGACGCGCGGCGTCTGAGGCTGGCCTCATCCGCACGGAAGGCTGTGGCCGCGGCCAGTTGGCCCGTGCGCGTCGATCAAATGTTGGCAAATATCAATCAGTGGCAGCAGTCCATGCTGTCGAGGAGTGCATAGGCGATGGCAAAATATCACGGTAGGAGCGGCTCACTGTTTCTCGCGTCGGCCAATGGCGGCAGCGCGATCTCTGTGGTCAACCTGACGCAGTTCTCGCTCTCGCAGGAAACCGACACCGCGGACGTCACGGCGCTCGGCGACACCGCACGGTCGTTTGTGCTGGGCGTCAAGAACAGCACGGCGACCTTCTCGGGCTTCTTCGCGGATGATGCGGATGTGCCGTTCGACGCCTTCGATCAGAATCAGAGCGGCGGCACGGTGCCGGCGTATCTGTATCCAGGCGGCAGCGGCGTGGCGCGGTACTGGCACGGCGCGGTCTGGCCGACGGCGGTCTCGATCGAAGACGGCGTCGGTGGCGCGGTCACGATCAGCGGCAGTCTGCAGTTCAACGGCAGCTGCACGCGCGTCGGGTAATCGCTGATGAAGCTGGCCGGGATTGAAGGCGAGATTAAGTGGTCGTATATGACCGCTGCCTCGTTCGGGCCGTGGCAGGTCGACACACACGCAGACGGCACGGCGTCGCTCACGGGCGGCGTCGTGTCGTTTGATCCGTATCGGGTGTCGCAGGCACCCTTAAAGGCGCGACTCTGGATCGGCAATCACACCCAGACGCGCCCGGTCGTCACCCTGCAGATTACGGCCGAGTCGATCACCGCGACGCTCGGGCCGTCGGAGAGCAAATGAAGAAGCACACGCAGGAACACGCGAACAGCAGCTGGTTTACGAAGCCCTCAACGACCCGACTGTCGCTGCCTGATCTGGCCGGCATGGATCAGGATCAGTGGATCGACGTCAAGCACGAACTCTCAGCCGGCGAGCAGCGCGCGGCGATGGCGCGCACGGTGCATTCGATTCGCGCGGATGGACGCATCGAACCGAACCTCGAGCAGGTCGGCGTGGCCGAAGTGCTGGCCTACCTCGTCGACTGGTCGCTGCAGGATGAGCAGGGCAAGTCGGTGCCGTTGAACGAAAGCGCTCTCAAGGCGCTGCGCGTCGACGCGGCGCGCGCGATTGAAGACACCGTGCGCGCGCATGTCGCGGCGGTCGCGGAGGCCGCAAAAAAAGCGAGCACCGGCACTACGTCACTCTTGGCCTGAGGGTCTGTCGCATCATGCGATGGTCGTGGGCCGAGTTTGAGGCGGTGCCGGTCAGTGTGTTGACTGTGTTATTGGACGAACTGCAGCGCGAATCGGAATCGAGAGACTAGTGGCTGTTACCGCGAAATTCCAAGCCGACTTCAGCGACTTCCTGCGCGCCGTCAAGGCGGCTGATGGGAGCCTCGAGGCATTGCAGTCGGCGGCTGGCAGCACGACGTCCAGCGTCCAGCGTCTCGCGAATAGCTTCAGCGGCGAAACGCTGATCCGTCGGGCCACGGACGCGGTC